TGGGAAACACCTTGCGGTATTTGGAGCTCTATACTTATGTGCGTGTACTATCGCATTTTTGCTATCGATGTCTGTTCTGTCTTCAGAAGATATTGCGGTAGCTGCTACCCTTGTTACGTTGGTAGTAACTCAACTATCTGGTATTCTAAAGACCGTAGTTGATACAAAAGAGCCTAAAGACCCAGTAGAGCTCATGTCAGACGTCGCTCACAAAGCTATGAATGGTAAATTTGCCAATAAACCTAAAGAATAATGAAAAAGCCCGTTAAACTAAGTACTCATATAAAATTTTTTTTAAGTTTAGGGCTTGTACTGTATATTTTATCAACTTGCGATATGCCTAAAGTTTCAGGAACTATAGGTCCTTCTATAATAGTGTCTCCTGTTAATAGTAAATAAGCTATATAAATAGTTATGGTTACAAAGAAAAAAACAACTAAAAAGAAAGCCACTAAGAAAGCTTCTAAAGTGGAGGAAAAAATTACATTTATGGGACTCCTTAAGAAAGTTCAAAATTTTGCTATGAAGATTGTAAAACCTTGTTGGGATTTTCTAAAAGTAGGAGATGCTTGCTCTTTCGTAGTAGGAGGGATGGCTTTATGGCTATTATGGCTGTTTGTCTCTCAACTATACGCTTACTTCATCATCGTTAAAACTTTTTCATAAATACTAGATACTTTAAGATGAAAGTGGTAGCTTATAGAATGCAATATGTAATGGAAGATTCAGTAACTGAATTCCCTACTACAAATTTGTTTAGACGTCAAAATTATCCTAATGCTACTACAGAAGCTCCTAAATTTATCGAAGATTATAAAAAAGATGTAGAGTCCGGTAAAAAAAATACAAAATTGTTAGAACTGCTTATAAATTTGAGAAAAGATAAAAATTTTAGAAACGGATTTATGGAGATGATGGTTGAGGCTAGTACACATTATAAAGATTGGGAACTTCCTGAGAGAGCTATAGGTTATAAAATTACAATACTGTGGAAATTTCCTGGCGCATTTAATGTTCCTGACCAATTTGTTTTTATGGGAACTTATAATACCTATACTGAGGAAGCAGAAATGGGTATAAGAAAAGATGATAACTTGGAGTATTTAAATTGGTAATTTTCCCCAAACCTGGATTTGAATTTTATTGAATATCTGTCACAGGTACCACAGGTGGTGGTATCGTTGATTGGACTCTTTCACCAAATGAGTCCTTATATGAAGAAGGTATAGCAGACGTAGTAGATTCGGAAGCAGTTGATGCTATAAGTGACAAGCTTTCAGACGAAGCGGAAAAACTTAAATATACTGAAGATTGGTGGAAAGAAGCGTTGACTGAAAAGATAGGTTTTTGGGAAGAAGGGGGTAACTTTCTTGTTGAGCAAGCTGGTAAGTACATGAAAAGAGAAATTAATGAAGCTGCGGACCAGCAAGGTGGATTAAATGCTAGTACGCCTAATAGTATGGCGCGAGTAGACGGTGGAGGGCTTGTTTTTGACGTAACTCCTACTGCCAATGGTGATTTTAAGGATAAATCGGTAGAGGTTGGAGCTACAGGGTTTTTCGGATGGAGTGAGGTGGGTGGAAGCACAAGCTGTAGGATTGGTATTACCGGAAATCAAACATACAATCGTTCGTTTGATACTGGTTTTGACAGTCATAGTAGAGGGTATGGTTTTGAGATGAGTTATAGAGAATCTTTTAGAGATGGTAGAGGTTACCTTAATATAGGTTTAAGCCATGGACAGAACGCATTTTACGGAGAATCTGTACATGGAGAGTATGAAGATGGAAATAATTCTACTACGTTCTCGATAACCTTAAGCCAGAATTAGATTTTTACACTATAATAAGATATGAAATTTTTATTACCTATATTACTAATGGTATCAATCCATCCCAATATTGATACCTCTTTAGTCCGTTATGGAGATATTTCTAAATTTAGCACAGAGCGCAACGATAAGGTAGCTACAATCGATTCTAAGCGCATTTATGCTAAAATTCCATCGTACATACTAATTAAAAAAGAGAAGGTTAAACAGGGCTCTGCGCGCTATCACGAGCTAATGACAAAAGCTACAAGAGAATACAAATTAATACTTAAGCAGGTAGCTATGGAAAAAAATTTTGTTTTAATAGTAGAGAATGGAGGAGTTCATAATTATAAATTTGAGACAGCCACAAAAATGTGTATAGAAAAAATATAAAAAGCTATATAATACAGCTATGAATTTTTCACAATACTTAAAAACATTAGAGGAAAATAACTCTGAAATTGAAGACTCTAAAAATCCTTCTATGACGTGGGAAGCTCCTACTTTAAAGGAAGATTGGAGGCAAAGCGACCCAAATGCCCCTTGGAATAGAGATGATGACGATGACGAAGAAGATGAATCTCCTATAAGAAATCAACACGGAGAAACTTCAGAAGAACATAGAGCAGGTCAAAAATTAAATCGAAAAGATACATTCGATAATTTAAACTATAAAATGGGAGATTCTCGTAGAAGAGGAGGTCCTAGAGCAACCCAAACAGCTGCTAGAGGTAGTTTTAGAAAACTTAGGAAAGTAGTGGAAAATACAGAGGTGGAAAATCTAGAAGAAAGAAGCGTTGGACATATGAGACGTCAACTAGGAAGTACTAAAATTCCATATAGTAGAAAAAGAGAAATCCAACAGAGACTTCATGACAAAGAAACTAGAAACCGTAAAAGACAACTAAGAGTAGCTAACGACCCTAATACTCCTTTAGATGTAGCTATTAACGCAGCGGATAAAGGAACTAGTCCAGTAACTCCAGCCCCTAAACCTGTAAGAAAATTAAGCCCAGCACAAAAAAAAGAAGTTGATAAAAATGCTCCGGAATGGGTGAAGCAAAGAACCGCAGAAGTTGAACGTGATAATGCTTTAGGTAGAGAAGCTGATGATATGGAACATTCTGTAGGAATGACTGATAGACAAAGACATAGAGATAGATAACTATATAATACGGTATCTAATCCCAATAAGAAAACCCTACTAATGATTTTACTCTTAGTAGGGTTTTTGCTTTTAATATATGTTCTAGCTATCTTGTACCACTTGGTCAATTTCTGGCTTAGTTATTTGCTTTTTCTTTTTAATACCTGATTTCAGTTGTTTTTTAGTAAGTTTATGACCTCTAGCTTTCATTTTTAGCTCTTTTCTTCTCGTAGGGTCTGTTACGTTTTGAAGTACTTTACCTAGATTTTGAGTTTGACCTTGACCACTTTGTCCTACTGGAACCTCGTCATCTGTACCTGCTGCTTCTCCTTGAGCTCCTACGGCTGTTTTGTGGTGTTGTGGCTTTTCTTCTTTTTCAATATCTTTTAGTTCTTTATCTGAAGGACCTTCTGCTTCTTTCATCATTTTTTTACCGTAACCCTCATTAATTAAAGATTTTAAAGAAGTTAGAAGTGTAGCTAGACTTTCTTCAAGATTTGTAACACGTTTTTCCATAGGGTCTACTGACTCTGTTAAAGATTTTTCTTCATCTTTATGGTCTTCTAGTTTTTGTTTCCTAGGTTGTGGGTTTTTAGGAGCTTTCCAACCATTGCCAATATTAGTAGGAAGACCAAAGTTTTCCATAGTGGTAGCATGTTTGTCGCAAGATTCTTCAGCTTCTTTAGTTGATTGAGGCTTAATCTCTTCTTTATTGCCATAGATATTCTCCATGAGCGATTTTACAAAATTTGGGTCTACTGGATTCATAATGTTTTTTCCTAATTTATATATGGCTCTAAGACATGAAAACTATAGATAATATGAGATGTATACAACCGAACCATTTCAATTAGAGGGTGATGATATCATTCTTGGTGTTTTTGGAGCCTCTACATTTATTAATGCCAAAAAAGGAGAAGGAAGGGTTATTAGAACTGCAGCTATTAGAAGAATTGTTAAAGTTTTAAAAACTATCAACCCTAAGCTAGTTTATATTACTCCCTCAGAAGGAGTATCCCTACATTTAACAAGAATTTTAGATTTTTTAAAAATTCCTTTTATTATTGTTAGTCCTAGTAAAGGACATTTTAGTAGATTTAATAAAAAAAATAGAGTATTGCTTAATAGAGCCGTTCAAGAATGTAAATCCTTAGTAGTTGTAAATAATGTTAAAGCTAACATGCTTAACTACTTAGAGTTAGAACAATTATCAGAAGATTTTATTATTGAAAGGTCGGACCTTATTTTATCAATATATGGAAGTTCAAAGAATACTAAGGATAAAAATAGGCACGATAAATTAAGTGAATTAGATAAAGATGTTATATTTTTAAATTACGTTATGTAAATAAATCTATATATGTTATCATGAAAAAAAATTGTCATATTTGTCTTGCTGGAGCATTTGTTCTAGGAATGTTATTTGGTTGGGTATCAAATGAAGTTTTCTGTGGAACTTCTGAAGATACTCGTAATAATCGCGGAGTTAGAACTCAGATTATGATGAAAAAACAAATGCAGGAAGCAAAATCTGGAAAATTACTAGAAGAGCGTAAAAAGCAAAGAACTCGTAGAGAGGATGCTAGGCGACAACAAGCTCGTCCAGAAGGTCGTCCAGGTAAATAATTAAGATTCTATATATTAATACATATAGGGAATTTTTGCCATAGTCTAGCTTTTATTGCTTCTTTATTGTAGTGCCACCCTTCTTTGCCTGCAGTTTCTCCTAACGATTTATGAAGAATCTGTAAAGGCATGGTATAATTATCTAAACCTTTCATATGTGCTTGAAGTGTAAGATAAATATCATAAAAATCCCAATCACCTTTAAAATCTTCAGGTTTAGATAATTTTATGCTCCGTAAAGTGCTTCCTTTACATGCAAGAAAAACTCCATCTAATACTGCTACTCTTCCTGTCTCTCCATAATAAGTTGCGCGCATATTCATTAAATTAGTTCCGTGATATATAAATCCGGACAAGTGGGACTGTACAGGATTTTGAAGACCATCCCACCACACAGCAGATTCTAAAAATTGCTTAGTTCCCGCAACTCCAGCAAAACCAATTTTATATTTTTGTAAAAAACCCTCTATTATACTGTTGAAATCCTCAGGATTAGTAAGTATATGAATATCATCATGGCACATAATAACATAGTCTTTTATAGACACATTTGCCTCGTTAATACCTTTTTCATAGGCTTCAAATATACTAGAACATCCATCCATAATATAAAGTTCCCAACCTGCTTTTTCAAAGTATGTTTCAAGAGATTTGGGAATGTTTGGAGTTTTAGAAGGAATAATTGCGATTTTTCTCATACGTATATAAATTATGGTAAGTAAACAAGATATAGTAGATGAAATACAAAGATGTTCAGAATCTCCTGAATATTTTATTAAAACCTACGTAAATATCGAGCACCCTATTAAAGGGATAATTCCATTTAATTTATATAAATTTCAGTCAAGAATTTTAACTGATGTTCACGACCAAAGATTTAATATTTTAAGAAAGTTTAGGCAGGCTGGAGCTACTACATTATGCGCAGCATACTCACTATGGTCAATAATATTTAAAGAAAATCATAACGTTATGGTTGTATCGATAGGAGATAGGGAATCAACGGCTTTCCTACGAAGAGTAAAGCTAATGTATGATGATTTACCTATATGGTTAAAACCTAATATCTTAGCTAAAAATGCTCATAAGTTACATCTTACTACTGGCAGTCGTGTAATGTCTCAACCTGCAGGAGCTGGTCGTGGTGAATCTGTCTCTCATCTAATTGTAGATGAAGCGGCTTTTATCGATAAGATGAGAGAGTTTTGGGCTGCGGTATACCCTACAATTGCTACAGGTGGTAAAGCTACTTTAATTTCTACAGTAAATGGAATGTCTAATTTGTACTATGAGTTATACCGAGATGCTGTTGACGGGATAAATGATTTTAACCCAATTGATATTCATTGGAGGGAGCATCCTGAATATACTGAAAAATGGTATAAAAAAAATTATCCTATTATCGGCGCTAGAATGTTTGAACAAGAATTTGAATGTTCTTTTTTAGGTACCGGGGATACTTTTATAGACCGAGATACTTTAAAAAGATTAAACGCTACTCATGTCGGGGAATATTCTGTAAAAACTTCTGGAAATTTAAGAATTTGGAAACATCCTGACCCATACGCAGAATATATCTTAGCAGCCGATGCTTCATATGGAAGAGGTCAAGATTACTCAGCATTTCACGTTATTAATTTATATAACGGGGAGCAAGTTGCAGAATTTTATTCAAATAAAACAGCTCTAGCAGAGTTCGCAAGAGCAATTTACGATGTAGGAAATGATTATAATTTAGCTCATGTTGTAGTTGAGAGAAATGGTTTAGGGATACCTCTTATTCAAGAACTATTTGAAAGACTTGAATATGAAAATATTTGGATGGATGAAAAACAAGAATTTGGGTTTCAAATGTCTACCCAAGCAAGAGAAAAAGTTTTAAGTTCTCTAGACGAAGCTTTACGAACTTCTAGATTTAGAATTAACTCCGAAAGGACTGTAGATGAATTAAATACCTTTGTAATTACCGAAACCGGTAAAATTGAAGCTGATAAAGGATACCATGATGATTTAGTTATGAGTCTTGCATTAGCTGCATTAATATCTATAGACTTAGCTACAGGACTTCCTCCTGAAATAGGTAAAGCCGAGGAAAAGGAAACAAAACACGAAATACCCAATATGGTAAGGGTATCTAATAATAGTGAGACTCACGAGGATACATCATGGCTTCTGAACTGAACGACAAAAACAACAATTTAAACGAATCGATTACATCATTTCAACAACCTAATAATACCGGTCAGTTGAATGCTGCTACTGGAAAATCTTCAGGGTTTTTCGGTAAATTTTTCTCTACACGAGGAAGAAAGCCAAAAAGAGGAGGTAGGCTTTCTGGGGATACTATAAAATCAACGGATTTATTTTCTGACCTTCCTGGAATCGGAATTAGTAAAGGTATGGTACACATGCCTCAGATTGAGTACGATAAGAAAAAAAGGTATCAGGATTATGAAAAAATGGATGAATATCCTGAAATCGGAGCAGCTTTAGATATTTATGCAGACGACGGAACTCAGAAACATCTTAATGGAGATATTCTGCATATTAATTCGGGAAGTAAATCAGTTAAATTAGAACTTGAAAACTTTATTAAAAATACTAATCTTCGTCAATATATTTGGGATATTTTTAGAAACGTAGCTAAGTACGGAGATTGTTTCGTAGAGAATATTGTAGACCTTAACAACCCTGAAGCCGGTATTCAAAGACTTAAAATTCTAAATCCTAATTACATTACTAGAGTAGAAAACCAATATGGATACCTTCAAAAATTTATGCAAGAAGTTCCAGATATTAGGTCTATGTCAGGTGCTAGTGACCCTAATAATGTCGCAGCAGGTTCTGGGAAATATTTAGATTTAAATAAAGACCAAATATCTCATTTTCGTATTCATACTTCTGACCCTAATTTTTACCCATATGGAAAGTCTATCGTATTTCCAGCAATTAATGCGTGGAGGTCTTTAAAGTTAATGGAGGACGCTATGTTAATTTATAGATTAGCTAGAGCTCCAGAACGTCGTGTCTTTTATGTAGATACTGGTAATTTGCCTACTTCTAAAGTAGAAATGTTTATGGAAAGGCTTAAACAGAAATTTAAGAAAGAAAAGTTTTTCGACCCTACTTCAGGTAAAATAAATGAACGTTATAATCCTTTATCAACTGACGAAGACTTCTTTGTACCTGTAAAAGGTAAAGGAAATGGTACTAAAATAGAAACTCTACCTGGAGCTCAAAATCTAGGCGAGACTGATGATGTTAAGTACTTTCGTGATAAACTTCTAGCAGCCCTTAAAGTCCCCCAAGATTTTATTGTAGAGAAAGAACAATCTCCTGAGCGCAAATCTAACTTATCTCAGCTTGATATTAAATTTTCTCGTGCTGTTGGAAGGCTTCAACGTGAAATAGAAAGTAGTTTAAACTTATTGGTTAAGCGTCATTTAACTCTTCGTAAGTTTGATAAAAACGTAATTAACGAAGTTGAGGTAACTTTATGTCCTCCTTCAGACCTTCAAGAAAAACGAAGACTAGAATTAGATGAGATGAAAACTAGAGTAGTGCAAGCTGTTAAAGGCTTAGAACTATTTCCTGATGAGTACATTTATGAGCATTATTTCCAAATGAATGAAAACGAAATTAAGGAAGTAAAAGATAAAATGGATGAAATACGAGCTGAAGCCATGGAAGAAGAAATGGCTCAACAGCAAGCTATGGCACCTCCGGACCCTGGTTCAGAGTTAGGAGGAGCTGAAATGGGAGCAGAAGAAGCTGGAGGAGTCCCACCTGAAGAAGAGCCTCCGATGTAAATCTTAACAATAAACTAAAATTAAAGAGAAAATATCAAGTATATAAACTAGGAACATAACCATGCTATTAGAAAATAGAAATAAAAATCTTACAAATCTGCATAAAGCCGCAGATTATTTAAGCCGTTCACTTCGGGAAAACTTTAAAGTATTTACAGTTGACTCACAAGCCGGAACAGTACAATTCTTGTCCGAAAATAATAATTTAATTACTGGTAAATACCGCATTAAAGATTCGGCTATTGTACTAGAGGGTTTATCTACAGATACAGTTGATAACTATTTATCACCTGAACGAATTGATGGAGTAGTAGCTGACGGTATTTCTAACTTTATTTCAGATTTAAGAGAAAATAGATTTGATAAGGCTGATACATCATTTACAGATGTTTTAAATCTATTCGAAGACCGTAATGACTTAGATACTCTTAGATATAAGTTCGAAAAGCATGTAAATACTTTCGACTCTAACACTAGCATTATAGATTCTGGAGAATTTCGTAAGATTCAAGAAGCTAAGGATGCATTGAAATCATTTATTTCTGAAAATCGTGAAACTTTAATGCAAAATAAAGATTTGAAAGATAGTGCAGGAATTGTAAAAGCTATGTCGAACGTCTTTAAAGCTGAAGAAACTCTTACACTTGAAAATATTAACACGGTTGATAATTTAGAAATAGATTTAAAAGAAGGTAATAATCTTTACGAAATGGTTTGCCAGCAAGAACTTATGCGTCAAGAGCTAATAGAATCTAAAGAAAATTTTGCAGGGGTTTGGTCTACAAACCAAGCTATCCAGGAATTAGCTTCTTGTATATTCTCCACTGATAAATCTCTAATAGAATCAATAGAAAAAGTAATTGAAGAGGTTCCTTATTTTACGTTTGCAACTAAAACTGATTTAAATGAAACTCTAACTTCAATCTACGAAGTAAATTCTACAGATACAGTACTAAAGAAAGATATTAAAAAATTCGTTTCTAAAATTTACGAAACTAAAAAGCCAGTAAAAGATAAGCTAGTTGAACTTTTAAGTGAAAAATATGGAGTTAATGTTACAAATTTAAAATTTGTTCCTACATTTAGCAATCTTTCTAAGACTCATTCAGTATTTTTTGAAGTCCTTTCTATGTGTATGGAAGAGGGAATCCTTCAAGATGTTACCAAAGATTTTTCTAAATTCTTAGGTTCTAAAGGAGGAGTAGAGGTTCTTGATGTAAATGATTTTATTAAAGAATGTGTAGAATCTTCAGACGAAAATTTAAATGAAAATGCTATTTTAGTAAATTACATTGACGTACCTCGTCTAACTAAAGACCTTTCTCAAGTTATTGATGTACTTGGAACTCTTACTGGAGCCAATGAAATGGAAGAGGAAGTTCCTGAAGAGGAAATGGCAGAAGAAGTTCCTGAAGAGGAAATGGCAGAAGAAGTTCCTGAAGAAGAGATGGCTGAAGAGGTTCCCGAAGAGGAAATGGGTGAGGAAACTCCTGAAGAAGAAATGGGTGAAGAAGTTCCTGAAGAGGAGGTTGAAGAGCCTATGCCTGGAGAAGAAGCCGAAGAGGCAGAAGCTGCTCCAGAAGAAGAAGGAGAGGTTGTAGGAGATGATTCAGATTCTTCTGTTGGACTATCGAGAGAAGGCGGAATAGATTCTATCATGTCTGATTTGGAATCTATCTTAGGAGCTTTAGGCGGTAATCAAGAAGAAGAGGAAGAAGAACTTCCAGATGACCAATACGGAGCTTAATCAGCTAAGTAACCCTGCTTTAGCCAACGTCTAAATAATCTTTGATGTCTGTTTTGCATTGTAAGCAAATCTAAAATAACTGACTCAAGTAATTCTAAAGAGTTTTCCGAAATTTCGGAAGGCTCTTTATCTTTTAAGTCGGTAAGTTTTTCTATTAAAATATGTAATGCTTCCTTGTCGTTGTCAGGAAGGCTGTTTACCTTAGTTTCTTTATTTTTTCTTGATTCCATGAAATTCTATATTAAAATCGAGAGATTTGTAAGCATCTACTCGCAGCTTTGAATGTTTTCCTAAATAAGGAGCCTTATCGATAAAATCATAAATATACACTTGAGATTTATTCTCGTGCTTTCTTAAGGTTCTACCTAAGGCTTGTATAGTAGCTATTTCAGATTTTAACCCTCTAGCATTAACTAAGTGAGTTAGTTCTGGAATATCTATCCCAGTCTGAAATATTATAGTTCCTATAATAACAGAAGGACCATCTTTCTCTAGAAACTTTTGTAAAGTTTTATCTCTATCCTGTAAACTATCCTTTCCTTCTAGTTGATAAGAATTGGATATATTATCTTTAAAATACTTAGCATGGGCTAAGTTTTTAGTAAGGATTAGTATTTTAGCATTATCATCCGTAATCTTACTAACAATATTAACTATAAGTTCATTTCTATATTTGTAATCAACTATAAATTCTTCATATATTTCCTGGTACGTTTTTCCAGTTGTCTCACTTTCATCTAAATCAGGTAATTCTATTAATTGAATAGATGGAAGAGTAAGATATCCCTCTTCTACTAAATCTTTAGCGGTTACATACTCAATCTTCTTTCCTAGAAAAGAGGTAAGGGTTAGCTGAGAATGTCTATCTTTTGGAGGGGTAGCAGAAAGACCGATTCTATAACCAGCTGTAGGAAATGAACTTAGAACCTTTTTAGCTACCTTACCCTTAGCAAATTCATGAATTTCATCGAACATTATAAACTCAGAAGTCTTTAAATGAGTATCAATAACTTTATCAATAGATTGTATAGTTACTAATGTAAGAGGTTTAATATCCACTCCATCTCCAAAAGCTACTCCATGTTCTATTCCACATTTGGTAAGAAAATCAGAGGTTTGCTTTAAAAGTTGTTTTTTATTAAAAAATAGTAATCCTGTTTTTCCTTCTAGAGCTTTCAGAATTGCAGCT